ATCTGTGCTTTATAATAATTAGCACTTGTAATATATCCTTTTGCTTCTGATTGACTTATATACTCATCTAACATACTCTTTTCATGGTCAATAACACCAAGTATACCTTCATATTTGGTTGCTACATTATCAAAAGCAGTTTTGTATAATTCTGCTTGTGTCTCTTTTAATTCCTCAATGGCATCTTTACAATCCAAAGCCTTTTCATACCATTCCTGATATTCCTTAATTTTATCTTGTAAGTTTTTATCTGAAATAGTATCAATATCAACTTTGCCTTCACGTACTTTTTTAGCCCAATCCGCAGATAATCCAACAGATTTTGCCTGTTGAATATATCTATTGTAACCTTTTGACTGCAAATCTATTTCATTACCAATTTCAGAAATCTGACTTTTCAATGCAGAATTACGAGTACCCCAAGATTTATATACGCTACTTGCCTTTAAATCTAAACGTGAAATAGCACGTTCCAATCTATCAATAGCAGTCTCAATCCAATCAAATGTTTCTTTATCATCTTTTGAAGATGAAGAAGATGAACTACTTGATTTTCCACCCGAAGAACCACCGCCAGATTTGGAACTACCTCTACCACCACCACCAGATGTAGTATGTTTAGTCTTTCCACCACTGGTAAATCTACCAGAACCACTTGAGAAAGCAGTACCTTCAGCTAAAGCTTTTCCTCTACCAGTACCATGAGTTATTTTTCCTTTTTCGAAAATTTCTTTTGTTTGGGCTGCATTAAAAATAATGTCACCTTTTTGATATTTAAAAAACTCAGCAGATTTATCACCAATTGTAAAGAATTTACCATTCCTTACAACTAATTCCTGACCAAGTTCACCACCTAAAGCAACACCATTTTCTTTTGTACCCCAGTCACCTTGAGCAAAAGCAGTACCATTTGCATGAGCTGTTCCATCTACACCAGCCACCTTTTTTGTGACAGTAGTAGCGGTAACAGTTTTGCTATATAATGAATCAATGGCAGACTTTAATGAACGAACCGCAGCAGTACCAAAAACATTTGCACCAACAGAAACCGTTTTGTTATATAAATTGTCAATTGCAGTTTTTAATGCTACAACTAAATTTGTGCCAACTACTTTTGCAGTAGAAGTAACAGTTTTATTATATAAACTGTCTATAGATTTTTTCAGTGCATCTACACCATCTTTGCCGACAGGAGTAGCGGTGGCAGTTACATTTTTATTTGTTAAATTTGTTGTTGCTGTTTTTAAACCTTCGATAGAATCTTTTCCAACAGCAGTAGCGGTAATAGTCACATTCTTATCTTTGATACCATCAATAGCTGATTTCAAATTATCAATAGCTTCGTTTCCAGAAGTTGTAACATTTACTTTTACATCTTGTCCATTAATAGATGAAATTTCTGTCTCTGCCTGAGAAGTATCAGCAGATACAGGGATTTTTACATCTCCACTAGATATTTTTGATTTTATATCCTCAACACTATCATCTGCTTCAAGACCAATTTTTGTTTTTGTTTCTGCTGGCAAATCTTTAATTTTACCAGCAAGCTCATCAACCTTACCTTTAGCAGCTTCAATTTCAGATGTGTCAGCACCTTTAATTTGTAAAGCATTAAGATTATTTACAGCATTTTGATATTCCTGTAATGTACCAAGAGAACCTTGTAATTCAGAATCTACTTGAGATGCATCAATTGTCATAAATGCTGGTTGATTGACCTTTGCCACCAAAACATCAATCTTTGCATAAGCATCATCCAACTGAGCAGTCTTTACCTCTACACTGGCATCACTGTCGTTGATTTCCTGAATTTTACCTTTTGCCTTTTCAAGCTCTGCTTCTGCATCAGTAGCATTAACATCAATATCAACAGGTTCTTGTCCTAACTCTTTTAATTTACCTTCTGTTTCTTCGATTTTGGATTTCAACTCATCTACAGATGTGTATGCGGAATCGAGCTTAATATCAAAACCATAATCAGAAAGTTTTCTCATCAGAATTTGAACTTCTTCTGTTGACATTTGCAATCCTGTCATATCAGAAATTGCCTTTGCTATTTCTTCATCGTTACCAATGCCAAAATTAATATCCCATGAACCATCTGAGTTCATATGTGCCCATTCAGAATTTAAACTCTCAACATCCTTTAAGAAATTGATACATCCATCAGAACTATCTTGGAAATATCTCTGCATAGTAGGATAACCAGATTCATATACAGAAATAAGTTTATCAATATTGGCAGTTGATAAATCTTCATTAGTCATCATCTGTACAGCACTTCTAAATGCATTTGTACCTACAAGACCATCATCATACAGCTTTTTAATATCTTCCAAAGAACCAGTGATATTATCATACATATCACCCTCTTCACCAGCAGACTGAGCCATGACCCATTTATTATAAGCAGAAGTTAATCCTTCATATTGTGCTGCAAGTGTCTGAACATTCTCAATGTCAGCAAGAATATCATCTGTACTTCTTAATCCCTTATCAGACAAAGCTTTATTATAAGCTTCTGTACCCTTTGTAAGACCCTCAACAGCTTTTGCACTGTCATTATATTCTTGTTTTAAATCCTGTAATCTTTCCTGTATTCCTAATTTAGTAGTAGACTCATACTGTGACTGCAAAGCACGAAGGGCAGTAGTATTCAAATGAATACCATGCTCTGTACGTTCAAACAATACAGAAGGGTCATACCCTTTTAAACCAGAAAACATTGCTTCAACATTTTTAATACCTTCTGTACTCAAACCTGTTCCAGAAACAGATTCTTTCATAGCATCGTATAAATTATTGAATTTTTCAATTTCAGCATCTATATCAAAATTCCAACCGCTTGTATTACCAATTGCATTTAGCATCTCTCTGAGACTTTCTAATGCACTGGCAGCAGCAGTACCATCACCACCAAGAGCCTTTATTTGACTATCAATTTCCTCATTTATACCCTGATTAGAAGTGTCAATCAAGGAAGCGATAGCAGCTCTTAATGAATCTATATCCCCTGTATGTCCAGCCAATTCAGGAAAATCTAAAGCAAGACTTACCTTTTCCGTATCAGTAAGTTCACCTGTATCTATTTTAGTCAGGGCATCCTTTAAAGATTGAACTTTATCCAAATAGTCATTTACTTTATCTGAAAAATTACCATCTTCAGTATTATTCATCACATCATAGAATGACTGTAATGATTCTTCTGAAGTTTTTCCAGCAGCAGACATATCTGAAAGTTCTTGTTTCCATTTAGATAATGTCCATAAAGTTGTATCGTCAGATTTTACACTTATTTCATATATTAATTGTTTATCATCATCTGAAAGAGAATCAAACCAATCAGATATATCATTACTCTGAAATGTACTTTTTAAAGACTCTAATTGTTCTTTTGTAGCTTTCGTGGCATTTTCAGCACTATCTCCAACATCATTAAAAAATTGAGATAATTCTGGAATGTCAGAAAGAGTATTGGTTATAGCATCATTGATTTGGTCTTGAGAACCAACAAAGTTTTGATTCTCTTTGGCAGCATCGACCATAGATTGTTTTAAAGCGTCAAATTGCTCTTTACTTTGAGGAACACCATCTGTCTTAACAATATCCATATATTGAAGTTGAGCTGCAACGTCATTGATTTTATCAACATAATCCAAAACATTTTTGTATTCATCTTCAAAATCACCAATCTTACCATTGATTGATTTATATAAATCATTTTGTGCTAACTCTTCACGACTATAATCATCTCCGATACCTTCCTCAAGAGCTGTTCGCATATCTTTTAATTTTTCATATGCTTTCATAATTCCTTCAAGAGTAGAAGTATCGCCTATATCAATAGTTGTTCCTTGATAACCACCAAAATATGAAAAATTATCAGATGCTTTAAATCCAGCCTTTTCCAAAGCTTTAACATATGCATCTTCTTTGTAAGCACCATTTTGTTTGCTGAAGTCTATTGTACCAAAATCTTTTAAAATACCATCTTTTGTTTTATCTTTCAGCTCATCAATAGCTGCTTCATAACCAGAAGTAAGCTCGGACAATTTATCTTTTAAAGAATCCATAGTAACCTGATTAATTGCTTCATCAAGCCCACCATATTCTTCTTTAAGCTTTTGTATCTGAGACTCCTCAATACCTAAAGCAGAAAGTAATGAATCTGTGGCAGCTTCAAGACTCTCTTTTGAACCTGTATTTGATTCATAGGCAGCATTGGCAGAAGAGTATGCGTTATATAATTCAATAATATTAGAAGCAGAATCTTTAGCAGCATTTCCTGTTTCAAGAGCAGCATCTCTGGCTTCTTTTTCTGCATTAACCCATTTACTTATCATTGAAATAAGTCCAGAAATAGCCATAGAAATTCCCATTGTAATAGCCACATTTAATGCCATCGTTGCTGCCTGTAAAGCGATAGAAGCTGCCTTTGCACCAACTAATGATGTTACATAACCAGCAAGAGAACCCTTCGCACCATTCAAACCAGAAAGATATTTTGCCAAACCAGAATTTGACTGACCAACTGCTTTTAAGAAATCAGTTTGAGCTAAACCAGAATTTCTACACTGATTATTATAATCATTGATTAAAGCTTTCGCAGTAACCAACGATTTAGACTGTGCTTTTGCAGTTACCGCAGCCATTTTCTGCTTTGTAGCAAATTCATCTGTTGATAACGAACTTGCTTCCATACTTGTAGCATATTCAACCGCAGATTGACTTGCGGTTAAAAGGCAATTCTTTAAAGCTTCTACAGGTGGAGTTCCACTTGCAACCGCAGCTTTAAAATTATTAATACAAGCAATATCATTTTGTAACTGAGCATTAAACTCTGTTCCAAAAGAAAATGTAGAATTAGTTTTTAATGCAGCAAAAGCCTGTGAGAAAATATTAGTAATACGTAATCCAGAAGCAGAAGCTTCATCTTCAATTGTCTTAAAGATGCCAACATTTTTTACAGAAAGAGCAGCAGTAATCCCACCAATTAATGTAGGTAATACTCCAACTTTATTAATAACTGTATCAAGTCCACTCAGAAAAGAAGTTAATCCTTCCAAAGCACCAGACAGAAAATCGGATGATAAGAAACTATTTGATAACGCTTGCCAAGCAGCAGTTAAAGTATCCAGATGCCCTTTTAAACTCTGCATGTACTTTTCGTTCTCAGCAGAAGCAGTTCCTTCTGCATCTGTGGCAGCTTGCATAGCAGAACGTACCTGTTCCCAGTTATTTAACAAGGCAGCAACTTCAGAAGCTCTATTTTTACCAGCAATAGTTTCAAGCAAAGAAGCCTTGTCTGTATCACGCATTTCTTTCCATTCTTCATAAATACCATCCATGATTTCATATGTAGATTTAAAATCACCATTGTCAGTCATAATATCTACATTTGATAAATCTTGGATAGTATCACGAAGTTTACCTGTGTTTGAAATCAAACCATCAGTATCTTCGCCTAATTCTTCAAGGTCTTTTGCTTCTGTACCTCTTAATCTCATGGATAAGATTTTTAATGCACTACCAGCTTTGTCTGCATTTTGCGTTACTTCGGTAATACCTGTTGCCATAGCAGAAGTTTCCTGAATAGAGTTTCCAGCAACTTCCATAGCAGAAGCACATTTGGTTAATGCACTACCAACATCAGCAGCAGTAACAGCGTACTCATTACCAAGTTTGTCGAAAATATCTGCAACATATTCAATAGCTTTTGTAGAATCGCCATTAAACATATTCATTAATTGGTCTTGATAACCCTTATATGCAGTTACTAAGTTTTCTACAGCAGTAGCGTTATCCAAATCGGTAACGTGTTGATACATAGCTGTAATTTCAGAAAGTCTTTCCGCATCACCAGCATTAAAACCAAGTCTTACCCAATCGGCAGTAGAAGTAATAATATCTGATAATGTCGCACCGTATTCTTTTGCAGATGAAATCATCTGGTCATATAAAGCACTATATTGATTTGCACTTAAATCAGTAACACGATATAAACCAGTCATAGCGGTATCGACATCTACAACATTATCATACATAGAACGTAATCCTCGGATTGTCTGTGTAATCATCATTGTTGCAGAGAAATACGTTCCTAATTTAGATAACTGATTTTTTAATCTATCACCAAATGTTAATGTAGCTTTTCCAGCCAATTCAGCTTGTCTAGTTATTTCTTGAAATTCAGCTTTAATACTACCAAAAGATGTAGCATCACAAGATTGTAACCGTACTTTCAATTGGTCAATTTGAGTACCAAATTGACTAGCAGCAGCAGAATTTTCTCTTAACCAAACATCCATTTGTGAAGAAAGAGCAGTCTTAGCAGATGCTAATTTCTCAGAATTTGCCAATTCTCTTTCTTTCTGAATCATAATATCCACTTGGTTAGTAGTAGATTTTAATGCAGTTTGATATTGTTGATATGAAGTTATTAAACCTTGCATATCCCCACTGGCTACAGCAGATTTCATATTACTCAAAGCCTGTCTTACTGCATCTATATCTGTAATAACACTTTTTCCAGATGTACTTAACTTATTAAAATTAGTTTCAAGCGTAGTCAACTGTTTATCAAAAGAACCAGTGTTTACTTTTATCTGAATATCACTAGCCAATTTTGCTTTTGTATCAGCTACTTTAGCATCTAATTGAGCAAGCTTGTCTCTGGTATCGTATATAATATTTCCAAGATTAGTTAATTGGGTAGGAGATAACTGACCTTGAAAAGAAGTGGCTAAATTCTGATAAGTTGATTGAAGAAGCTGTAATTGACTTTCCAATTCGGCAATTTCATTACTATGTCCTCCAATACTTTTCAATCCACCAATTTTTAGTTCTATATTGCTGATTTGCTTTGAAACTGCAAGCAACTCTTTATAAGCAGCTTCTTGCGATTTAATGGCAGAAGTATCTGCCATTTTTGCATCTAAAGCAGTAATTTTATTATTGGTTGTTTCAAAAGCCCGATTCAAATTATCAAGTTGGTCAGTAGAAAAGCTTCTATTAAATGTTTGATATAAATTATTATAATCTGCCATCAAACGATTTAATTGACCACTTAATTCTGTAATCTGACGAGTATTTTTTGTTCCATCTAACCCACCCATTTGAATACGGATAGAACTAATTCTTTTTTGCAAATTCATTAAATCACTGTAAGCTCTATTCACTTCAGCAACAGTTCTTTGAATACCTCCAGCATTACCGCCCGAACCACCATTTAAAGTGATTTTGATATTACTCAAACTTTGAATCTGCTTTTTTATACCATTAATCTGAGATTGTACATTTTGTGTATCAATCTTTAATTTAATAGGATTTGTCTGTAAATTATTTATTTGGCTTTTTATGGCATCAAGTTCTCCAGACTTGAGTTCAGCACCAAGTAAGACTTTAAATTCTTCAGCCATCTATGTAATCACTCCTTTCTGGTGCATTAAAAAACGCACCACCAAAGGTGCGATAATGTTCAAAATAAAAAGCGATATGGATTTACTCCATATCGCCATTTTCAATCTCATCAAGTTCAGCTTTAAAAGATTCTTCTTCTAAAGCTGCTTTCAACTTATCAAGATTTTTCCATTTTCTATCTTTGGCAGTTGCATCATTATAAATGTCAACCAAAGCATCACTTGACCATTTCTGTAATTCCTGAATAAGTTCTTTTTCAAGACCAATACTCAGAAGATATGTAGTCCAGAAATGTCTACCAGCATGAGGATACCAATGTTTATCAAGAACATCATCCCATTTTTCCATCCAACTACGAATAGTTGAAATCAATGCTGGTTCTCCGTCAGGACGAATAAATATAAAATTATGGTCTTTTCCAGTTTCTTTCATAATCTGTTCTCTAACTGGAAGCCACTGTTTATAATAAGGAAGAAAAATATCCTTAATTAAGTATCGAGGAATATACTTTCCGTTTACTCCACGACCTTTAACACGAACATCCTCTGTAGTTTCCAGAAACAATCCTTCAAAAGCAGTATGATTTTCGTCAATCATATCTGTAGTGAATCGTAATAATTCACTTGCTCTTGAACCAGAGGACATAATTAAAGCCAACAAACATTGTTCGTTGACTTTACCCTGTTCACCAAGCCAATCCATTAGCTTGTCCAATTCTTCTTTTTTAAATACAGATTTCTTTCTAACTGCTTCTTTTGGCAGTTTTTCAATCTTAGGAAGTAAATTCCTAAATGTTGGATATTTTTCATCGTAAATATTTTCAATCCATGTACTAAAGCTTGATAAACAACTATGCATTTGAGCATAACGATTTGAACCCCATTTCAGCTCAGTAACACAAAAATCAAAGAAATCCATTAATTCATATTTCTTTATATCTACAAAAAACTTATTCTCATTCCAAAGAATGTTCCAACACATAAAGATATTTAAGTTTGAACGATAACTAATTACAGAATTAGGAGAGCGTTTGGTGGCAAAATTTTTCAAAAATCTATCAGCCAACTGTTGATTTTTTGGATTTATTTGAGCAATCAGTTCTGGTGAAGTAATCACTTTTCTGAATGTCTCTCGACCTTTTCTTCTTGCCATTGAATCATCTCCCTTCTATAGAATTTACGCTAAAGGAATACCAGCATCAATAAGCATACGTTTTAAAATATTGTATGCTTCAGAACTAAGAATACCAATCGGTTCATCCCAAATGGCAGTACCACTTGCATATCCTCCATGAGAACCATGAGCAGCAGCAGTAAGTGTTTTCTCTTCTGACCAACCTTTGTTTGGTACAGTAACACCACCAATAGTTTTCATAGCATAATCCAAAGCACCAATATCAAAATAAACACAAGCTTCATATCCATTACCTGTAGATTTAATATCTGATTTTACCAAAGACCTATACAATTGATATGTTCTTTCGTAAACTTCAGGAGAAAATTCTGCATAGTATTCTTTAACAAATCTATCAATAACCTGATAAACCTGTTCTTGTGCTTTTTGAACTGCTGGTTGCATACGTGATAAAATGTAACTTTTAAGTGCGTCAACTGAATCAAAAGTCATTTATATCACTCCTTATTTTGTGGCAGCTTTTTTAATTGCTGCATCATGATTCTGTCTTTCCTGTTCTTTTTCATAAATTCTATTCTTAAACATATCTGTTTCTGAATAAGCCTGTAATATTCTCTCAGGAGTAAGCTCATCAGAAATACTATTTAATTTCATTGCCATTTCCATCATACCTTCAGTATCAACATCGTTAATTTTCTGTTCTACTGTATGAAGTAATGATGTTAAAGCATCTTCCAGAGTATTCTTGTGAATACCTGTACGATACTCAATATTTTCATCAACTGCCTTCTCTAATTCAGCAATTAGCTTTTTATCAACATTTGCTTTGACAATTTCTACAATATTTGTATCATCCAGAAATTCCTCAATAATACTAATTGGACTTGGCGAATCCTGAAGTTCAGGAACAACAACATCTGTAAAGACATTGACAATCTGAAAATCAAATACCAAATCACGAATAACTGAATAATAATTTGTATCAATCAAAGTATCACAAACTGCATTGATAAATTTAATCTTATCTACCGCACGAAGTTCGGTGTAAAAATTAAAAGGAATACTTTCGTTTTTATAAGTGTATGCACCTGTTTTAACATTCTTTGTAATCATAGAATTACCTCCTACATATGAATCTCTGACATAAATTTCTCTACATCGTATTTATAGTTACTTCTCATCAATTGTTGGTCAATTCTGACCCCTTTATTTTTAAATACATCGGCTTCATTAAAACTTTTTTTGGTGGAATCTTTTGTCATTTCAAGAAAATCTGAAATAGACTGAAAATATGTATGATTGGTATATCTGAAATTATATATAAATCCAGACACTATCGAAAAACGATTAATTTTTTGCAATCCTTGAATCTGATTTTTTCTAATCATAAAAGTTTGCTTTTTACTTTTATCCTCAAAATCTTCCCTCCAATAAGAGATAGAAGTATTCTGTGTGCTTTTTAATTCCAATGCATACATAGTTTTGGTATCTGGATTATAAAGAAAAATATCACAAGGATTTTGTATTGTGAATCTCAATCCAGTTTTAATAGAAGAGAAGCTTTCTGCTGGGTCTGGTATCCTAAAGTAATATACATTTTCAGGAACAGAATTTTTAAAAGCTAACTCAAATTTTTTACCTTCGTTCATTATCTTCTTTCTGAATCTGGCTATTTTTCCACAAAAGTTTTAATCGTTCATGGTCTGCTTTAGTGAATACAAAAACAAAATGCATTTTATCATCTACAAAAATATCAACTAAAGTAGCCCCATGAAAACAGTAAAATGCCGATTGTAAAGTATTTCTGAAGAATACATGGTTTTCATCTTCATAATACTTTCCAGTAATAGCACTTTTTGATTTCATATATTCACCTTTCCGTAAAAAAAAAGGAAAACACTAAAACACAAAATGTGAATAATATTTTCCTTTTATTATTTTTCAACTAAACACTATTCACACTTAATCATTTAAAGTAGGAACAGTATCTTTTTCTGTTTCCACTACGTTAGCAGACTTTTTCTTTCGAACTGCTTTTTTAGGCTTTTCTTCATCAACCGTATTTTCTTTTAAAATAGATTGTTCAACATAATCCATAATTTTATGGATTGCAGCCTTCACCTCTGGTCTAAAGGTATCAACATCAGATAAATCAACTAACTGTAGTTTTTCTTTTGCTTCTTTATCACTATATACACCTGTAGTATGTCCATGCAAAATCTGGTAGATTTTGTAATGCTCAGATGTATCTGTATGAAGTTGCCAAGGTCTTAATCTCACCATATCTTTGCAAGAAAGACACATATGATAACCCTTTCCGCATATCATACAATTTGCATTAATATTTTCTGCCATTACAATTACCTCCAGTTAAAATAGGGCATAGGAGCAAAAGTCACTACACCCTATCTTTTATGAAAAATTAGTCCTGTGCAACAATGATTGTAAAGAGCTTATCTTCACCTTCATCTGAACAGTAATCTTTCATCATAGTAAACTCAAATGCGTGTTTACCTGTTGAGGTAAGAGCAAGTTCAACCTGTTCTGGATTAAGTTTTGCTCTTGGACAAATAATCTTTCCAGAATATACAGTATTTTCATCACACTTATCTCTAAAGTAAGCATAAATAACAAGACTACAAGCTTTCGGGAACTCAGAAGCTTTATTGACAATTTCAATTGCCTTTTCTGTTTCATACTGATACTCTACATATACCTTACTTCCGTTTAATCCAGCTGGAAGTGTAATTTCACTACCACTAATGCTAAATGTAACATCATCATCTTTTGTTGGTGCTGTAGCAGCAGCAGTATATGCTGTTCCAATTTCTCCACCTACAACACTATAAATATATTTTAATGTTGAAGTCTCATTGTCTTTGATAGGTTCATGTTTTAAAGTAACCTTTCCTTCTGACACTGTAAGAATCTCATAAGTCCAATCAACAATCTTAGAAGTTGATGAAGCAACCTTCTTTTCAGTACCATACTGATGAGCAGCAAGGTCAAGAGAAATCAGAGAGTTTGTAGCAGAGAAAGTAGCTTTCTTTGCACGATATAAAGTTGTAATTACTGCACCAATAGCATCAGTAACCTCTTCTCCTTCAGCAGTACACTGAAGAGAAGGCTCTTCAAGAGAAGTTAATCTGAAAAGTAATTTTCCAGTTGCAATATCATGTGTAACTAAAGAACGAACTCTGTCCAGAATCAACTCATTTTTATTAAAATCAGCCATTTTGTTTTCCTCCATTTTTCTAAATTTTTGCAAAAAAAAATAGAACCTACTTAGGTTCAAATATCTCCAGTCCAATCTAATCGAGATTTGTCGATTCCTTTTAGACTGGCAAATCCAGAATATGCACCTTGCAAAAGTAACTCTGCATCCTGAATTTTATTAACTCTTTTTATGTTGTCAAAAAACATATTTATCTTCATGTTCCAAATTCTATCATCACCACATTGATTGCACTTAACAGTCAAAGAAGATACTAAAGGTTTTAAAACACTTTTATAAGGTCTTTGCATAGCTGCAAAAGCTTCATCTCTTGCATCTTCAATCAAATCCATTTTCGTACGTTCATTTGCTGGCTTTTGATTATTTCTTTTGAATCCATGAATTTTTCGAACAACATCAACAATTTGAGAATAAATACATCTGTCAATTGTGATGTCATTATTACTATCATATAAAATTCTTTCTTCACTATCCTTTAATTTACACAATGAAAAATTTGCTAAGTCAACATCCTTTAAAACCAATTCTAAAGGATTAATCAACATTTCTTGCAAATCTTCTTCTGAAATAGAAGAAAGTTCATTCTGATATTTTTCTGGATGTTCAGTCAGTTCTTTATATACAGTTTTTTTACTTGCTACCATTTGCCAAAGCAGAGTAGTAAACAAATCATAATCATTAATTTTAGTATAATCTTTCCCCATATCCCACAACTGCCATTTCATATCAGCACCAACACTGACAAGTGTATGTACCGCACTGAAATATCGTCTTTCACCAAATTTTTCAATTTGGTCAAGTGTAGGTTGAGTCACAATTATTTTGGGAGTAATTTGAATATCACTCCCACGATATATTTTTAATTCATCAAATTCAACCATATTCACACCTCTCAATCATCTTTGTCACACAAAGAATCATTCACATCTTTAGTAGTGAATACCATTTTTCTGTAAACATAATCCTGTTGATATGAACCCTCCACATTAGAAGCTAATTGTAATTCACCAATACCAAAATCAGAACGACCATTTAACTTTGCGTCAATAAGCTCAGATAAATAATCATTCCTATTTTCAGTAATCTTTGGAATGTTATCTACAACCATATGTTTTTCATGTGAAATAATCCAAATTTCAATAGTAGGATATATATATACTTTTTCGGTATAAGATTGTGGAATATGTACTTGAACAGTGATAAAAGTTTGAACAGTATTGATTGTATTTGGATTCTGGTGATAATCAAATATATGTGTCCCCTTCAACTTCTCAGGAGATGTAATTTCTGAACTATTAATGGCTTGCACAATATCTTTATCCTTAATAAATTCCTTGATGATTTTATTTTTTGCCCTTTTGATAATTGAACTATTTGCCATTACAACAATGATTCAATTCTGACAATCAAAGTAGAAGAGTAGTTTCCATCTTCGTCAGACAAAACTAACTTAATATATTCATCAACATATTGGTCATTATCAATGCCAATAGTTATCTGATTATCAGACTTACTTACCTCCAAAGCATCTTTAAAATCACAGACAATATCCCATTTACATGAAATGTCCATAATTTCATTTCCTTTATCATCGTAGAATTTACCTATAAAAGTTTGTGCATCACCGCCAGATTTAATAACCGTAGTGTCATATATAATGACGGATTTAGAAATGAACGAATTATCTGAATTATCTGACTTTATATCAGATTTATCAATATAATCACAAATACCCAAATCAATCCTATCGGTTTTAGAATTACTGGCATATTCCATAACAGTCAATTTTACTAATCCCTTTTTACCATAGTTATAACTTGTTGAGTCATTTTGAGTAATGATAAATGATGTAGGACTTTCTTTATTTTTATCCAAAAAGAATCTTTGAGGACTGCTTAGACCTACCGTATTCTCATCACAGGGTAATGTCAACATATGTTGAGATGAACCAACCGTAAACTGTTTATTTGATTGTTCTCCAGAGTTATATTGAGTAGCATTTATATCTGTACACGGATATTCCAAAATATCCCCAAATTTGTTTTGCCATCTCAAAATCCAATTACAAAATGTAAATCTTCCTTGCCAATGAATTGTATCAATATTGAAAGATTCCGTACAAATCCAATATTCATCAGATACAGAATCATACACAATATCTCCAACAATTACAGGAGTATCAATCAAAGTCTGAAACTTCATTGTAATACCATTAGCATTAGAAAATTTCCTATCATAAAATCTTACCTTTATCTGTTCTTTTTCTTCGTAAGATTTTAGTCCTAATTCCCAAAAATAAATTCCAACAGCACAAGCAGCATCATCAGCAAATGTAGCTTCCAATAACTGTTTGCTATTGTTGATATTTTCGTTCCTTAATGAACCGCCATCACGTTCCATTTTGGCTACAAATCTATCCAAACATTTCAATGATGCCACCACCTTTCAAATTTATTATGGTTTTAATTTATCCTTCTTATATCCACCAAACGAAACACCGTTTTCTTTTGCACTCATCCAAGCATAGCGAGAGAGTAGTGTTTCGTTTTCAGCCAAATAAGTTTTGTGCATTGCCATCAATTTATCCAACATATTTGCTGGTGAAAAAGCGTTGAAATCGCTTGAACTTAAATTGACTTTTAACAAAGTTGGGGTACGAACATAAGTAGAATCAATATATTCCAAGAGTACATAATTACTAAGAATCTCAATTTCTGTGTCAGATAATTCTGAATTAAATTGCTCTTTAGTATCATCTCTATCGTTTAAATCTTTCCGACAAATATGAAATCTTGAAATCGCTGGAATAAAATAATCATGCAAATATTCCTTAACCTCTTCTTCGGTCATAAGAGGGATTTCATAACTCTTGAACTTAGGTAAAAGATTCTCATATATTTTTTCATATGGAGTAGGCATGATTATTCACCCCTTTTCTACTACAATATATTTATGGTTAATATCCCTTACAGCCAGTAAGGAATTATCCATCTTGTTGCTTAAGCTGTATAATGATGGAGCAATTGGTATATCGTCCCTTTTCTTGGACCTCGCGTCCGCAATTAAGACTGATAACCAGCTCCTCATTCGCAGCGTTCGTTTTATGCAGGTTGAATCGCCATAGGTGCATTCGCGTCACACCACAGTAGATTGAATAGGCAATG